CCGCATGAAAGGTATGAAGAAACGTAACACTAGCTCTAAGACGGCGAATGATCCAAACAGCCGTATAAACAAGAGCTTACGGAAGTGGAATTGCTGAGTGGCGTACCTACAAAGCAACATTCCGTACTTCAAGTGCTGGGTGAGGAAGGAATACACCCATAACCACGAGAAGTACCACGGCGAGTTTATTCACGCTATGGCTATTGCTGTTACGACAATGCCGACCAGATGCCTCAGTTTCCAAGTGATATTTACTGGGGCTGAGACGTACGACGAGGACGATGAGCCTAACGTACACGGAGGTGCTATGTGGGCACGTATGCCGATTACAGCGTTGGTGGGGGATACTCCGTTTGAGGAATGGCCTGAACCAATGCCTGTATGGGCTGCACAGCCTTGGGACTGTTCGTCTAGGGATCATGCGGTGTATACGCTCGACAGAGCTACACCATGCCCTTGGCTGGCAAAGATAGACGGGGAGATGTACCCCGCGAAGTATATGTTCACGGTGGACTATACGAACAATGAGATTGCTGATGATCCTGCACAACACAAGCAGAGTCATGTGATGGAGCTACTGGATGCTGGCCCGTGGACTGGCAATATCGTAGCTCTACCGAATAATAGGGTGCGGGTGACACATCCCGCTTGGTTTGAAACAGGAGAGGGCGCACCAGATTTCCGCCCTTCTCAACACATTCACTACAGCAAGTCTGACTTAGACTACACGCTGGACGTGAATCAAGTATTTGATAACTTGTACGCAGACAAGGAGTAAGGCATGAAGCCGAAGAAGATGTTTTTAGGTGGTTTGTTGGGGCGTAAGACGAAAGACGACGATAAGCCTATGACAATGACCCAGAAGAAAGCTGAAGAAGCGAAGAAACGTGCGAGAGGCGCGCAGATGCGTAGTGAGTCTAAAGCGCGTAGAGGTCGTACAGCTAGTACAACGGCTGTGGGTGGACAACGTAACAAGCAACAGGCTCCTATGGACGCAGAACGCGCAGCTAATATGGCTATGGTCAAGAAAGACAACCCAATGCCTACGCGCCCTTCTGCTACCAGCTTGGCTAACGCGGCTACACCAATGCCTACGCGCCCCGCAAAGCCTCAAAAAGAGCCTACAACTGCACCGCGCCCACCTAAAGCAGAGGCTCCTGCGAAGCCAACAGCTAAGAAGCCACCACGCCCATTACGCGGTACTGTGACTGGTAAAGGCGGACGTAATGTTGGTGAAGGCCGAGATAAGCGTGCCAATGTAACCCGTGAGCAGTTACAAGAGACGGGCATGACCCTACGTCAGTACCTAAACTTCATGGATCGCGAAGGTAAGCGTCCACCTAAGAAGTCTGGAGTGGATAAAGTACCCAGCAAAAGAGACCCACGTAAGAAATACGCTGGTGGCGGCATGATGAAGTCCAAGATGAAAGCCAAGGGCTACAGAGCTGGCGGAAAGACATCGTTCCCTGACTTAAACAAGGACGGTAAGGTCACACAGAAAGACATCTTGATGGGCAGAGGCGTAGTCAAGAAGAAAGCTGGCGGCATGATGAAGTCAAAGGGCTACGCTAAAGGTGGCGCTATGAAGACCAAAGGCTACAAAGCTGGCGGTAAAGTTCGCGGTGCCGGTATCGCTCGTAAGGGTGTACGTCCAGCGAAGATGCGATGAGACGTTACTATAAGTCAGGCGGGAAGATATGTGCGAAGGGAAAGGCTTGGGCCAAACGTACCTTCGACACGTACCCGTCTGCTTATGCGAATATGGCAGCTTCTAAGTATTGCAAAGATCCTAATTATGCAAAGGGTAGCAAGAAGAAGAGTAAGTAATGGGTGATTTGAAGAAATGGCGTGACCAGAAATGGGTTCGTATCGGCACCGATGGCAAGATCAAAGGTGAATGCGGCACGTCTAAAAACAAAAAGAACCCAGATCGTTGCCTACCGTTATCCAAGGCACGGTCTTTAAGCCAATCTGAGCGAGCTACTACGGCACGTAAGAAGAAAAAGGCTGGTGCTAGAGGGCAGCAGGTGGTGTCTAATACCCCTAAAGCCAAGGTTAGAACGGCAAAGGCCGGTGGTCAGATACGCGCAAACCACAGAGGTTGCGGTGCAGTAATGAATAACAGGCGTAAAAAGACCCTGTACGTATAGGAACAGACAATGGCTACATCTGGAACAACTGCATTTGATATGGACTTCACGGAGATCGCTGAAGAGGCGTGGGAACGTGCGGGGCGTGAAATGCGTTCTGGGTACGATCTCCGCACTGCCAGACGCTCTATGAACTTGATGACCATTGAATGGCAAAACCGTGGCATCAATCTGTGGACTATTGATGAAGGTACAGTCACCTTGACCAAGGGTACCAGTCAGTACGACTTGCCAGCAGACACTATAGACCTGCTAGAACAAGTTATACGCACGGACAGTGGAAATGCCACCACACAGCAGGATCTAACGATCAGCCGCATCAGCGTCAGCACCTACGCATCCATACCAAATAAGCTCACACAGGGCAGGCCGAATCAGGTTTATATAGAGCGTCTTAGGGACAACCCCAAAATAAACGTGTGGCCTGTGCCCGACAAAGACAACGAGTACGTATTTAAGTATTACCGTATGCGTCGGATACAAGATGCAGGTAACGGTGTAGAGACTGCGGACATGAACTTCCGTTTCTTGCCCTGTCTAGTATCGGGGCTGGCGTACCACATAGCCATGAAAGATCCAGAGCTTATGCCGCGCATACCCATGCTGAAAGATGTTTACGAAGAGCAGTTTATGTTGGCTGCTGGGGAAGATAGAGACAAAACGGCTGCGCGTTTCGTACCCCGTGTTGGTAGAATCTAACAATGGGTAATCGGTACGCTTCCACTAAACGTGCTATAGCAGAGTGTGACATCTGTGGGTTTCAGTATAGACTACGAGAACTAAAGAACTTAATACGAAAAGGGCAGGACACTAACTTAAAAGCATGTCCTGAGTGTTGGAGTCCAGATCACCCACAGCTCAAACTAGGTGAGACTCCAGTACACGATCCGCAAGCTATAAAAGATCCTCGACCCGATAGGAGCTTAGGCAAGGCAGGGGTTACAAGTAGTAGGCAGATACAGTGGGGGTGGAACCCTGTCGGCGCAGGCAGTGATCCATTCAACTTAACTCCTAACGACTTAGTAGCAACCGGACAAATAGGCACAGTAACAGTAACAACGACCTAGAGGCGTTTATGAAAAAGACCAGCAACATTAAGCCAGTAAAAGACGCACCTAAGCCAGATATGTCTGGCGTTAAAACTACTGGGATAAAAGTACGCGGCACTGGCGCTGCAACTAAAGGTACGATGGCCCGTGGCCCTATGGCGTAAAGCATGAACTACACTGAGCTAAAAACAAACGTTCAGGACATCTGTGAAACATCTTTTACAGATGACCAACTCGCCATGTTCACAGAGCAGGCAGAGCAGAAGATATACAACACGGTGCAGATACCTGCGCTGCGTAAGAACGTGAGCGGCACTATGACGGCTAGCAACACGTATCTATCTACTCCCTCTGACTTCTTGTACGTATACAGCCTTGCGGTTGTAGATGGCAGCGGGAACTTTACGTTCTTACTCAGCAAAGACGTTAACTTTATACGTGAGGCGTACCCCAGTGCTTCTTCTACAGGAACGCCTAAACACTACGCAATCTTTGACGATGACACGCTAATACTTGGCCCAACCCCCGATGCTTCGTACACGACGGAGCTGCATTACGGGTATTACCCGCAGTCTATTGTTACGGCGGGCACTACGTGGCTTGGGGAAGAGTTTGACTCAGCACTGCTAAATGGCACTCTGGTGGAAGCTATACGGTTTATGAAAGGCGAACCGGAAATGGTTGCGCTATATGATAAAATGTACGCTGCATCTATGGCTCTTCTTAAACTGTTAGGCGACGGTAAATTACGTTCAGACGCATATAGATCTGGGCAACCATCCGTCCCTGTTGTATAGGATAGATAATGTTTTTTGAAGCGCCACAGGCAGCGATTGGTAGTATTTTGGTTTCTACTACAGAGCACAAAGGGCACGATCCAGACTTCTGGGCTGAGTCAGCAGCGGATAGGATTGTGAGTGTAGGTGGAAACTGTCATCCTGTAATTGCAGAACAAGCAAACGAATTCAAGAGGGCCGTTAGAGCAACGGTCTTGTTTTACATCAAAGAGGCGATTCGTAGTGACAGAGTTACTCTTGCCGCTGAATTTGAAAACCAAGGCCATGCTGATATGGCGAACATCATAAGGAGTCTATAATGGCTATCACGACTGCAATGTGTACGTCTTTCAAGAAAGAGCTTTTGGAAGCGGTACACAACTTTAAGAACTCTGGCGGAAGCACGTTCAACTTGGCGTTGTACACAAGCAGTGCAACGCTAGGCGCAGCCACCACCGCATACACCACGTCTAATGAGGTGTCAGGTACAAACTACACCGCAAAGGGTGCAGCCCTGACTCGTATAGATCCGTCCACCTCGGGTACAACTGCATTGACGGACTTTGCAGATCTTACGTTTTCTAACGCAACGGTCACTGCTCGTGGTGCGCTTATCTTTAACGATAGCGCGGCAGGCGACCCTGCTGTTTGTGCGTTGGACTTTGGCGGAGACAAGACTTCAACAGCGGGTGACTTTACCATTCAGTTCCCTACTGCGGATGCGTCTAACGCAATTATCCGAATAGCCTAGTACCTAGTACATGGCGATAGTTAACGGCTGGGGTCGCGGTGGCTGGGGTGACCTTGCGTGGGGCGAGGGAAGTGTCCCTGTCACCGTCACAGGCGTTGAGGCGACTGGCGCTGTTACTACGGCTACTGCCTCGGGCGATGCCAACTTTTCTGTCACTGGTGTTTCGGGCACTGGTGCGGTTGGGTCTGTCTCCATTGTCGCAGAAGCAAATGTTACGCCGACAGGTGTGTCGGGCACTGGCGCAGTTACAGTGCCGTTACCCGTATCAAACAACACCCTTCCTGTTACAGGTGTTGAAGGTACGACCCAGCTAGGAGGAGATGTTGCCATCGCGCTGGGCGTAACTGTCCCGGCTTCAGGGGTTAATGCCACATCCGGTATTGGCACGGTTACAACCACAAGTGTCAACGTAATACCGCAAACAGGTGTTGAGGGCACGGGTCAGATTGGATCTCCTTCGTTCTCACTGAGTATTGTTCAGGGAGTGACGGGTGTATCTGGTACTGGCGCTGTTGGAACTATTGACGCTGATCCAGACGCTAACGTAACGGGAGTTGGAGCCACTGGTTCAACTTCAGCGCCAACAGTCACAGCAGGCGCTATAGTAGTTCCTACAGGTGTTGAGGCAACAGGTGCTGTTACAACAGCTACGGTTTCGGGCCTTGCAAACTTTTCTGTTAGCGGAGTCTCTGGCACTGGTCAGTCAAACACCGCGACAGCGATAGGCGGTGCAACAGTCTCTGTTACTGGCGTTGACGCTACGGGATCAGCAGGCACAGCCTCCACGATAAGCAACAATACACTGCCGGTTACAGGTGTTGAGGCCACAGGCCAGATTGGAACTTCTGCGATTCGTCTTAGCATCCGTGCCGATGTTACAGGTGTTGAGGCTACTGGAGGCGTTGGAACTGTTGATGCAGATCCAGACGCTAACCTCACGGGCGTTGAAGGCACAGGTCAAGTTTCGGCTCCAACCGTCTCAGCAGACGCTACAACAAGCGTTACTGGGGTTTTTGCGACAGGAGCTACATCTGCACCTACAGCTACCGGAGGGGCTACAGGGGCTGCTACAGGCGTCTCTGGGACAGGTTCTGTTGGCTCTGTGACCGTAACAGGTAAGGCGTCGGTTTTTCCGACTGGCGTTA